CGTAACCGGGTTTGTGTGCTGTATCAACCTTTACTTTTTGAGGTTGTGATAAGGCAATGCTTCCTTGACCTTTTATAGTTATGGAAGTTTTTGCTTTCATTTTCTACTCCTTATTTTTTTGTAGTTTTTTTCTTAGAAACTGTTTTCTTCTTTACTGTTTTTTTCTTAACAGTAGTTTTTTTTGCTTTAGTTTTTGTAGCTGGCTTTACCTCTACACTTGCAACTTCTGTATTAGAAACTTGCTGTTTTTCTTGCAATTTTTTCTCTTTTATTTGTTGTTTAATTTTTTCGTTTATTGAGCTTGTCATTTATTCATCCTCGCTTGTAGGTCTATTAATTTTAATTCAGCTTGCTGTTGCAATCTTTGTTTTGCAATGTCGTTTTTTTCATTACCTATAGCAGCTTGTTGGTCTGCTTTGTTTTGTTGTATTTGCAACTCTGCTGCACTTTCCATGGCATCTTGTTCTTCTTTAGCCATAAACTGTTGATTTTTCATTTCTATTTCTTTATCTCGCAATCCAAGTTCTTGTTGTCTAATTGACACAAGTGGGTCTTCTTGTTGAGGTGGTTGCACAGAAGCTAGAAACTCAGACGACAACTGAGCTAGTATTGGTGAGCTAAAGCTTTCAATTATAGTCTGTATTTGTTGTTGTAAAGCCATTTGTGATTGTGGGTCTAATTGTGAGGCCTGTTCTAAAGATGCTTGTATTTGTTGTTGTACTTCAGGTGGTAACTGCTCTTGTGCCATCTGATTAGCCATAAATTGTAAATGTTGCATAACATGTGCGATTATAATGGATTGTAATTGTGGGTTTGTTATAACCGCTTGTGTTAAAAATAAACTTTTATGTGCCTCAACATGTGCTTGATGATTTTGTTCAGGGAACGCTTGTTGAGGTATGCCTTGTAATAAACCACTATTTTCAATACCTGCGTCTACAGGTTTAGGAGTCGTATCTGCTGGTGGCATAAGTAATGAGTCTATGTTGTCTACACCTAAAGCTGCATACATTCTTCTGTAAGCTTCATAGATGCCTTGCGGACCGTGTAATTGTGGGTTTGATTGCACCATTGTTAACAGTTCTTGCGCCATTATTACTCTTTGGCTCATAGAAAAAATATTAGGGTCAGATACAGGTATAACATCTACTTTGTTATCAAAATCTTGTACCTTGACTTCTCTAGGACCACTACCTGTTTCATAGGGGTACACAGGTGGCAAAAATTCTTGAAATACTCTAGCAAGTATTTGAAACTCATTTTTTTGTGAATAATGCAATCTTTTATGTATCGCACTCATAACTTTTGTGCCTTTTTCTAATAAAGCAACAGTTGTTCCAACAGGCATAGCAGCATTAGAATCGCCTATATTCATGTCTGCAATTGCAGCAAATCTTTTGCCTGAATCAACCAATAATCCAAGTAATTGAAACAATACGTTGCTAGGCTCTTTATAGGGTAAGGGCATAAGAGAATCCCTTAATGCGCCTCCCGGTGCATCTACATCTCTAAATTCACCCGGTTGTAAGGGTGACGCTTCATCTCTTATTCTTATACCTCTAGCTTTGAATCCAGCAGGCAAGTTACTTAATGTACCTGCATCTATAAGTTGTCTAAGCAAAGATGTTGAAGCTTTGGATAAACCACCAATCATGTGAGACAGACCTAAGCCATAAAAACCTAATCCGGGCAAAAACTTATATTGCACAAAATAATTTATTTTGTTTCTTAACACATCTGTTGGCTCATAGTTTCTACGTATGGACAAAATCTTTTGTGATGATTCATCAATAGTTATAATATAGGGTAACTTTAAGCCAGTTTGCTCACCCATTTCGTTGGTGTCTTCAAATCCCTCTATGTCTGCAACGGTATGTATTTCATATAATTTGCGTTGCTCATCTTCACCATAATCAGGCTCAACACCCTGTATTTTATCTACCTCTTGGTCTATTTCATCTCTGCTTATGTTTTGTGGGTTCATTAAGTCTATATCAGCATAAAAACCAGATAACTGCATTTTTCTAACTTCATTATTGCTCATAGATACTACATGAGTAACTCTTTCGGCTGAAAGTATGTCCGTAGCATTATATGGAACTAACAAGTCTTCAGCAGGCACAAATTTAGATACAGGCCTTCCTTTTGTTGCATCATAGTAAACTTTTTTAAACGCACTACCTGATAAAGGCAAATAGAACAATAATTGGTCTAAATCTGGGTCATATTCAGGCATTTCATTCATAATGTAATAGTTCATAAACTCGCCTACTCTTTCTGCTTGCATTTCTGTATTTGCGTCTCTTTGACCTATGACTTGTGTTTTTATAGGACCTTGTGCAGGTAATAATTCTTTATAAGCTTGCGCTTGAAACTGTGTAACTGCTTCTGACAATATTGGATGTATTACACCACTTGAACCTTCAAATGGTTGACTTCTTTGTTCATCAAAGCGCATACCAAGATACTTTAATCCATCTGTGTATGTTTTTTCCCATTCTTTGCGTGATTCTTTGTCGTTTTCAATAGCGTACAATAATTTAGAAGAGATACTGCCTAATATGTCGTCATCTAAAAATTCTACTAAGTTTGCGTCAAAGGGTATTTGTGGCGCTTCTATTTCCGTTGGCTCATCAAAAACTATTTCATCTTCACTAATGCTAATTTGTAAAGCATCAAACATCTCATCGTCAAAAGTTCTTGGAGGTGTTTCTATATTAATATCATCAACAGGAACACTAACAGACTTTGTTTGGTCTTTTATGTCAGGGTTGTCTTCAGTGCCTAGTTTTCTTTCTGTAACCATATTATCTCTTGTATTTTTTTGATTTTACCTTCTTACCTTTGTTTTTACCACCTGTTCTTGCAATCAGACCTCGTGCCTTAGCTGATGCTTTTTCACTAAATCCAAGCTTTTTGCCTGACCTTATCTTTTTTTTAAGTGTTGATAGTTTTACGACCATGCAGTCTCCTTATAGCATTTTTACCTTTTTTAAATATACTTGCTATTGCTTTTTTACCCATTACCTTAGCTCGTTGTTCACCTACTGTAAGTATTTGTATTTTTCTAGCAAATGGTTTTTTGATATTTTTAACTTTTTTAACTGTAGCTCTCGCATCTGCTTGTGTTTTAAATTTTATTCTTACAGTGTCTTTTGGGTTTTCATCTGTATATAAACGTCTACCACTACCTTTTGGCTTTTTACCTGTGCCTTTTATTGGGTCTTTTCTTTTTTTTCTAACCATAATTAATAATATGACAAAGCTGTTCTATCTACTTGCATATCTTCTTGATAGTCGCTGTCTAACTCTACTAAACCACCTTGTCTTATTCGCATTAAAGCCATGGTAGTAGAGTCACAAAAGTCATCATTTTCTCCAAAGGGAAAAGCAGCTAACTCTTCTATTACTTCTTCTGCAAAAGCATCTTCTGTAGCATATACCATACCACTTTCAAACATTGGTGCAATAGAGTTCATTCTTGCAACCTTGTCTTGTCCTCTGCTAGGCGAGTAAGCTTGTACAGGTATTCCTATTTTTCTAAGCTCTTGTGTTAGAGGTGTACCACTAGCTTTGGCCTCTATTAAAACTATATCAGGCTCCCAATACTTATATTCTTCTAATGCTATGTTTTTAAGTTGTGGAAAATCTACTCTGTGTCTACTCGCATCTAACAATATAATTGCATGCTCGCTACCATCTTCAGGGTCAAATATTCCCCAAGTCGTTATAGCTGAATAGTCTGCTGTTTCTTTTGCGCTAAAAGCAGTATCGTAACTTTGCACAATACACTGACAACTGGGTATGGCTTCATTCTCCCACTTCTGCCACCATTCTCTTTTAACTATAGAACCGCTTTCTGCTGTTGGGTTTTGCATCCACTGTGCGTTCCATTTGCTTATCGGCAGTGATGCTTTTACTGACAACAACTCTTCTTTTTTCCAAAACTCTTTCCATAAAGGTTCTTCTGATTCTGGCATAATCGCTGGAAACTCTACTACCTCCCATTGGTCTGCGTGTGTTTCAGATTGTCTTTTCAGCAATCTGCCAGCCAAATCTTTTGTACTCCAACGTGTCATAACCAAAACGATGGTGCCGCCGGGCTGCAATCTTTGGCGTGGTCCACTTGTGTACCACTCCCAAGCTGCATCCATTGCAGTCGGCGACATTGCATCTTGTTCTGAATGAGGGTCATCTATAATTAATAAATCAGCACCACGTCCTGTTATTGCACCACCAACACCTGAATAGAAAGCTTCTCCACCATCATCTGTAGTCCATCTACCAGCAGATTTGTTATCACCTGATAAATTTATATCAGGAAATATGGTTTGATATTCTTCGCTATCTATAATATTACGCACTCTTCTACCAAATCGCACAGCTAGTTCTGCCGTGTGTGTTGCTTGTATTATTTTTAAACTTGGATTTAGTCCCATCATCCACGCTGGAAAATATGTAGATGCAAACTCTGATTTGGTATGTCTGGGTGGCAACATAACCATAAGTCTTTTGCATTTGCCTTGTGCTATACGGTTTAGTTTTTTTGCGAGAACTTTATGATGTCTACCCATGATAAAGCCATCCCATTGATGTTTTACAAACTCTAAAAAGTCAGATTTACATTTGTCTCTAGCATTTAGGTTCTTCCACTTATCAATAAGGGTTAAAGCTTCTACTTGCTCATCCCTAGATAAAGCGTCAAAAGATTTAATTTTATCTAAATCAATCATAAGGTGGAGAGCCAATAAGTATAATTAGAGGACAAAATTGACTCTCCTAACATGCTACATCGGAGAGAGGAGATATATGAACATCCACAAATGAGCATGTCAATTAGACTTTACCCCATTCTTGTCCTTGGAACAATAACGCCTCAGCTTTTCTTCTTTTTTTTAGGCCTTCATTAGGCACACCGTTAACTTTATTCCATCTTTGTATTTGATTTGGTACATCATCCCACATTTTATTGTTAAGCCTATTTAGCAAAGTGCTAGAAGATAGATTTGAAGGACCTAGATTAAATACCCATGATACAAGTGCGTCAAACTCATTTTGTTTTAAATCAACTGTAACCATATCGTTGATATAGCCTTCGTATTCTTCAAGTTCATGAGCCAATAAATCTTCTGCTTCTTGTTTTGTAATTGTCATACCGTCTTGCACAGGACTACCATCTATAAGCTTTAGGCTCCCAAAGCCTATGGTTGGCTTGTTTGCTGGGCATCTATAAGAAACGACCATTCCGTCTTCCATGGGACATCCTTCAAAGTGTTTTATTAGATTAATACCATCTTTAGATGTTTTCATACTTTTACTCTTTGTCGCCTGTGTGAGATGCTCCGAAATAAAACGAAATAATGGCACTTGCTAAACCTCCTAGATAACCTAACACTAAATTAATTAATGCCTCGCTGTTTTGTTCTGGCGGTTGTAGTGTTACTAAAAATATGTAACCAAGAAAACCACCTATTGTGAATAAACCTATAATTCTTGCAGTCCAATCTTTGCTAAACATACCTCTAGCATGTTGCTTGTCTTGTGTTTCAAGTTTAAATACATCTACATCTAATTCTTTCATTTGTACTTCAAACTCTTGTTCTGCTTTTTTAAGTTCAAGCATTTGTTCAGGTGTAGCATTTTGCATGGCTTGTTGTATAGATTTTTGGTCGTTTGATACTCCAAGCACTTGTGCTATTTTTCCCATAGCCATATTGCCTAACGGACCACCCATAGCAGAACCCAAGGTAGGAGCTACAGCACCAACTATATTTTTAAGTAATCCTTTCATATTAATATGCTCGTTAACACTGCTATACCTATTGCACCAAGAAAACCAAACACTCCAAAAGTGGTGGCTTTGATTGTTGAATTGATAAGACCGATTTGTTGTTTTATGTCAGAAAATTCATTAAAGGCAGTTTTCCAACGTTCATGTGATATTGTTTCAAGTTTTGTTAATCTTTCTGCAACATCATTAACTGTCATTTTTTTATTAACCATAGTTTTTATACAGTAAAAATTTTAAGAGCTTTTGTTTTACCCTTCACCTTTATTGGTTTTAATGATTTTAACTTATAATTAACACTTTGTGCAGTATTTTCTCCAATAAGTATATCTACGCCAACTTCTTTTGTTGCAGACTCTAGTCTAGCTGCTGTGTTTACAGCATCGCCAATCGCTGAATAGTCGAACCGGGTGTCGCTACCTACATTTGCTATTACTGCTTCACCTGTATTAACGCCTACGCCAATAGCTATTTCATGTGGCAGTTCTTTGTTAAGTTCTTTTATAGCTTTTTGCATTTCTATTGCAGTTTTTACAGCAAGTTCTTCATGGTTTTCTAAGTCTAGTGGCGCATTAAATATAGCCATACAAGCATCACCGATAAATTTGTCTAGCATCCCTTTATTACGCTGTATACACTCAACTTGTACTGTTAAGGCTTTATTCATAATTTCTGTGACTTCTTCAGGCTCTAATGTTTCTGACAAAGAAGTAAAGCCACGCACATCAGTAAAGAGAAAAGTGCAAAGCCTTCTCTCACCACCTAGCTTTAACAATTTAGGATTGTCTTGTAATCTTTTTACTTGTCTTGGGTCTAAGTAATGCTCAAATTGTTTTTTTATTTGTAATCGTAATTTGAACTGTTGTCTAAATCTTAAATAAAAAGCTATGGCTCCTGCAATAAAACTTGCGACTAATGTCCATGTTACATCTATTAATAATCCATCTTGTATTAGCCAATAACCACCATAAGCTAAAGCTAATGTAAAAATACCATAACTTATTGCGCCTAATGTCATGCCTAACAAATGTATGAAAAACCATGTGGCTGTAACTGATATTATAAAAATACCCATTTCTGCGGCTAAAGACCAATCTGGTATGTAAGGCGAATCTTGTATTAATATAGATTCTGCTAAAGCGGCTTGTATTTTATGTGGCTCTAACAAACCGACAGGCGTGGAAATTTGCGGCATCACACCGTTAGCTGTTACACCTAAAAATACAAACTTATTTGCTACGCTTATTTCTTGAAGTGTAGTTTGTGGTGTATCTACCCAACTAATCCACTTACGACCAAGACTATCTGTTTTAACTGGTGG